AATGTTGTGCTGCTTTAGGTAAGTTCCATTTAGCAGAGAACAACATCTCCATTGCTTGCCTAGTTTCTGGTCTCATTCTACAGTTACTGGATCTAAGAAATAAAGGTCTGCTTCATAATCTTCAAGCATCCACTTGACGAAAGAAAGAACTTCCATGAACTGATCTGGGGTTTCACAACTCATTTTTTGTTCATCACCAAAGTTGCTGAACAACTTGAAGGACCGAGAGCACACATCCACCAGAACACTTTCGACATACTCTTCAGTTTCCTGGGTCATGTGCTTGTCTCGGTTACCCACATATTATAGCAAGGGTCTGGGTCAGAAGTCAAGACCTAGGAGGGACTTAAAGAAATCTAACAGTCCATTGGCACCCTTGGTCTTAATGTTACCGTCTTGAGACTTGAGTTGAGTATCAAATCCTTCGATATTGACGGACCTGGTTTGGTTGTTTCCAAGTTGAATCCTTCCTGCCAGTACACTAAACGTACCAGGAGTCTCAAAAAAGATATTCTTACCGTAAATACGGACACTACCTTTATCGGCATTAATGCCGATATCACCTTTAGAAGCAAAGATTCTAATGTCTACACCTTCTGCTTCATTCTTAGAACCAGCTACGATCTCTGTGCTTCCTTCATTGGTGATCCTCAACATACCATTGGCAGCAAGACTTTGTGTGAAAGTTTTACCGTCAGGAGTTTCACCAATAATCTTAAACATCTCAGGTCCACACTGACCTTCCTGTGGATTGTTTACATCAATCTTAAAAGATTTTGACCTACAATCAAAATCCCTTTTACTGTAATCCTTTTCCTTTTCTGCCATTATTCGATACAGTCAATAACTTGTTGGAGTTTCTTCTCAACCACAGGAAGAGAATTGATAATAGGTCTAATTATAGCACCACTACCTGTCTTTGTATTTACCTTCAGTTCTGGTAAACCATCAACAGGAACAGCAGTGTTGATTTTAGCAGAAATAATCCTTCCTCCATCTACAACAATATCAAACCCATCAATAGTATCGTCGGGTGAATAGTTAGATCCTGGATTTTCAATAACTGCATCAGCAATTCCAAGTGGAATAATATCTGTTACTGGATATCTTGTACCACTGGAAATGACCGTGATAGATGTTACTTCACCTTTGGCATTAATGTTTGCCTTGGCATATCCACCATAACCCATTCCACAACTATCACTGATAGTAACAAATGGCGTTGTCTTATATCCAGAACCACCACTCAGAAGGTCTACACCTACCACACTACCAACTTTATCAACTGCTTCAGATAGACCCTCTGTGTTGTCTACAATGTTCCCTAAGATTGCTTTACCAACGGCACCAGCACCTCCACCACCGAAGATTGTTACGTTGGGAGCACCACACTCAAAAGGATTGCCAGTGTAACAACTACCTGTGGCACCTACAAGACCACTGTCATTGAGAGTAGTGCCATCACCAAAGATATCCCACTTACCAAACTGACCCTCAAAATCATTGGCAAGATTTGCAGCACCTCTAGAGATACTCATCTTATTGAGTATTTTATCTAAGTCAGATGGTTCTTCTTTTTCATCACCTTGGCAGAAGTCACCGCCAACATAGTAACCATTTACCTTAGGACACTCATTTTCTTCATTACACTGGAAAAGTCCTCTGATAGCACTGATAGCATCTAGAGCACCAAGAAGAAAGTCGATAACTTTGAATGCTGGAGAAATAATCTTTTCAAGTGGTTTAAGAAGAGAACCCATGCCGTCGGCAATCTGATCAATAAGTGGATTGATGAAAGCACCGCAGAACTGTTCAGCAGCACAAGTAGCAAAGTTTTGAATCTGACCTACAATATTGGAAAGAAGATCTACTGCTAACCCTTCAATTCCATTGATAATTTTGTTCATCAAACACTTCATACCCTCCATTAATGCTTCCATTGCTGGACCTAAAGCAATGAGAGAAGGTAATGCTAATCCACCACTGCTAGCAATTAGTGCTGTGATTCCATCCTTGATCAACTTCTTTAACTTATTTGTCAAAGCATTCATTAAAGAACCGATAAGTAAACTTCCAAGTTCTTTTAAAATACCTGCTGCTGCGTATATCTCACTTCTTAGATTTCCAGCAAAAGCAAGAACTTTCTTTGCGTCTCTTAGAAAGTTTCTAATAGTGTTGGAAATCTTGTTAACAGGATCGTTCTCACACTTTGCAAGTTGAACGCAATATCCATTAGCAATATTATCTGGTTTATTTACATTGGGATTATTTCCTTGGTTATAATCACCAGCTGCGATAAAAGATGCTGCGTTAGATGCCATTATAGAATTACCTCCTTCCGTTATTTATCAATCAGTATTAATAGTTCCATCTTCATTAACTTCACCAACTATTCTTCCATCGATCTGTTCTACAAAACCACCTTCTACAACTCTCCACCCAGGTGGTAAAGTGTTGACTGTAATTGGAGGTGCAGGATTATCAGGATCTTCTTCCGTGGCAAAGAATGTTCCCTCACCAACTCCTGGAATGGTTGGTGCTATAGAATCAAAAACTTTAGCTCCAATAGCCAATATAGTTTCTCTAACTTTATTTTGTTCCCCAGCCTCGGCAAGAAGACTATCACCAGCTTGTGATGAACTCAAGTTGGATGGTTGTGGTTGAGCAGAAGATGATTGATCACCACCAGATGCTCTCGTCAAATCTTCTGTAGTAATAATATCATCATAGTTGACTAATTGTGTTCTAGCAAAACCACCTAAAATAACACCCCGTTGGTGATCTGGTGCATCGGTATGAAGACCGAATACAATATCTCCAACAGAAAGAACAACTGATTTTGCCTTTTCACCATCACCCATTCCACTGGTTAGTGGAATCATGCAGTCAAAAAATAAAAGTTTATCTGCTGGAGTAGTTGCTTCGTCAATACCAAATCTTCTGATACGATATCTAACTCCACCCTTAGTTTGCTTGATGTTTTGTTCTTCATCAAGAGCAGCAACCACACCGAGAAACCAACTTGGGTACTTATTAGTCATCAATCGTCGTATACTCTACATTCAAGGGCATCTGGATTAGCATCACAATACAACTCTAATCCAGTTGGATCGTGATCATCTTCTGGATGATGTTCTTTATATGCTTTTAAAGCTTCTAACTCTTCTTCGGTATGTCGTCGTGACTGTGGAGAAATAGTCGGATCGTTCAAAAGATCTTCATCTTTTTGAATATGCTGATCGATGTTTTCCATAAGTTTTCTCAAAATAGTTTTTTATTTTGTTGGCTGACAAATTTCCCCTGATCTCTAACCAAATGTAGAGAGGAATAACCTTTCTTCCTATCTAATGCGTGACATACACCCGCAATAATATATAGTCCACTATAATCAGAAAGATCTTGGGATTCTTCAATACTACAATCTTGCTGTGGTTTGGTTCTTAGGATTTCAACCTCTACCATTGTACCAGCTATCAGATTAAAATTCAATGGAACTGTCATTGTAACACTGACACCTAGTAAACTACTATATCTTGCTTTCCCGACTGCCATCGCTTTATGTGGATCATAGTATCTATTAAGTGTCGGGAGATTATTATCATCAAAGAGTTTATCAGTAAATGTAAGTCCCATATTAATTTGTCTAGTGAAAAGATTAGACGTATCACCCTTTCCCCAGTCTAGTTTTTCATAGATATTATTTTTTGCCAGTTTAAAGTCAAACTGAGTTGCAGGATTATCACTTTGACTGGATGTATAAAAATTATATTTTAAAAGATCTGTTGTAAGAATCTCTGTGTTTCCATCAAACCCAAGTTGCTTCATCTGAACACTATCGTTAGTCTGAATTTGAAGAAGCGCAGCAGTGAACAGACTTTGATCTGCATTGTCTAGACCTGGATTATATCCATTGTATGTGTATTTAAAAACTTCTGGTGCTGGCCAATTTACACCCTGATTTGCATCTTCTGACTTGTAACCTTCAGTTCCAGATTCTATTATCCTATCAATAGACCTGAAGAAATATCCCTCTTTATTTCTGTAGAAGAAAAATCCTGCACTTGTTCTGTCAATTCTAGCCATTGCGGCAAGTCTCATTAACAGTGCCATAACGTTATCCTTCTTTTCTTTTCCGATATTGAAGGTTACATTATTATTAGAAGGATCGGAATAAAGTTTTAAATCTCTATTATTTTTTCCCGCAGCATTAGGAAAGAGTATTCTTGAATTATTTTTCTTATAAGCCTCTTCAAGAATAGCTGTTGCTATCTTAGATGGTGTTCCTTCTATATTACCAGTGTAACCAGATCCTTGGGGAAATTCCCATTCACTACTAGCCCTGATTCTAAAAACTTCAGCAAAGTTATTAGATGTAACGTTATCAACTTGAGTTACGATTCCTGTGAAATAGAGTTCACTATCGAAGTTACTCTTATTCTGATCATGTATATCAGTTGCATAAATTTCTACCTGCTCTCCACCTAAAAGTGCATAGTCCTCAAACACTTTTGTTCTAATGTTTGGGTTAGCAATAGTCATGCTCACAGAAGTTGCTGGAGAAAAGACTGTTTCATAATATGAAACTTCACCAACGACATTCATCGCAAGTAAGTCAATAATTCTCGGTTGTTCTGCTTGTTGGATTTTACCATCAACCTTTTTGTGTCTCAAATTTATCTTGATACTAACAAAGTTAGGTGGTTGATTAGATCTAGCAACTGATGATTCTTGTGTCATTAGTAAAACAGCCCCTCTCTTACATCATCACCATCAATAGAAATTTGAATATCCATACTCTTTTTAAAATACTCTTGGGATGGTTGATTTTTATTTCTTACAATATTTAACAACTCTCCTGGAATAGGAAGTTCTACTGTATGGTTGATAACCTCTCTTTTTGGACCCATAGTATCATCGCCACCCTCCCTTACAACAGGTTTAATAGTGGATGGAAGTCCACCACGAGCCATAAATTCTGCTGCTTTAGCATCAGGTGCCTGGACATGGACGTGAAAATCATGACCACCACTAGGATCTTCTCCTCTTCCGTGGATAGTTTCATATCCTCTACTACGGAAGAAGTTTATAACAAAATCTGCTTGTTCTTTATCCTTGACAGGAATATCAAATCCATATCCCCCTGCGTGTGCTCTTCCTCGGTGATCCTCGGCTTCATATTTCAAGTCATCGGCAAGTGGACTGATTGTAGATCCACCAGCGGCAGCTCTAAGATCACGAATGGCAAGGTTGAATGTGTCTTTAGCAAGCACTCTCTCACCAGAAACACCAAACCTAGTTCTTGCTTTCCTAAAGGCAAGAATGTCTCTCTCTAATTTAGAACTCTTTACCTCTGCCCATCCCATTCCATCAAACTGTCGTAACTGACCATTCTTATTAACAATATCACCTGTTTTATATGTTTTATCGGGATCAAACAAGGGATAATCTTCAACTGGAGTAGTAATTGATGGTGATTCTTCTCCAGAGATTTTGTATCTGATTAAACCAGCAACAAGATCAGTCAATCTTTTTGGTAAAGAAACAATAAAGTCTTTTAGACTTTGTGCCATCTTTTTAAACTGATCTTTTACTTTTTGTTCTGCACCTTCATCCAAGGCACCTGTTCCACCAAATCCAAGTTTTTTAAACAGTAACTCAAAAGCACCAAATATTGTCTTAAAGACATTCTTTACTACTTCCCAAAACTCTGTCAAACCTTTTAGGAATCCCTCACCCTTCTTCATGAAATCTTTAACTGCCTTTATAATCTCTGGCAATTTGTTCATCATCCACCCAAGGAGACCAAATCCAACAAAGGAAAGAACTCCACCCAGAATACCAAGTCCTGGAATACCAAACCCTTTCAGTGGATTTTTGATATTCAGTTTCCACCTAGGTATTCTAAATTTTTTCAGTTCTCTCTCTGCACTTTTAGCTTCCTTTGCTTCTTCATTGAGTCTTCTATTTTTATTTTGAAGAAGTTTGGCATCTTCTCTCTCAGTTTTCTTTTTAAGAAGATCTTTATTCCTATTATTCCTAATCAAAGTCTTTCTAATCGCAAGAGTATTCTTACGCATAGAAACCATGTTGCTAGAAATAACACTAAACGACTCTCTATTGATAATCATTTTAGTTTCCTACTACACCAATACTGTAGACTTTTGTAGCATAACTCAACCAAGGATTAGTTGAGTCATATGGACTGATCCCAGCAGGTGGTGGAATTTCGTCTGGGTTATCTTCATATGCACTCATGTCAGGTAGAGTTTGCTTTACATTTAAATTGACATCAATCGATGCACCAAAATTGGCAAGACTATCAATCCCTTGTTGGATTTGACCAATTAGAGCATCACCCTGAGCTGTAATGGGTCGGAGAGCACCCATTAGTTTATCACTGACAAATCTACCTGCTCTTCCTGCTTGATATTCTGTCTCTGTTTGACTCAAAACATCAGCAGTTAATAAGTTTTTGCTGGTTATGCCTGCAGCTGCCAGACTTGCTTTCGAACTATCAGTAAGTAATGCATAGCTCTTCTGTGCCTCATTAGCAGCATATAACATATTGTTTTTGGCAGTTTCCAATCTCGTTTGGATTGCCTCTACATTCAATCTAGTTTGTTTGTTGAGAGAACCTGATGCTTTTAATCTCTCATTATGTTCAAGAGCTGACTTAAGATTTGCCTCTTCTTTTGCTACCTCTTTCTTCTGTTTAGAATATTCTTTGGCATTAAGTGCTAGCCTTTGTGCTACCTTAGAATCAACAGCTGACCTTATAAAATCTTTAGATGCTCCTGCTAAAGCCTTACCTTTACTGATAGCCTCAGGACTGTATGCTTCTGATCCCCTTTCACCTAAACCACCATCTTTAGCAACCTTAAAGTAACCTATTTGACCAGATTCTCTTTCTCCAGAAAGAATATCATCAATAGCTGCTTTATCATAATATCTGTTACCAACTTTATAGACGGCAAAATAATGACCGTCTTTCTTCAACCTCTTAGCCTCCATTCCCAATTCTTGAGCACTCTTGTCTCTAGAACCAGACAACGTTTTAAATCTTTCTCTATATCTGGTGCCAGGATCTACTGCTTCTGTTGCAGCAGCAATTCCTTCAGCAGTAAGAATGGTAATTCCAGCAGCTAATAATCCAACCCAGGTTGCTGGATTCAACAGTGCTCCTATAACAACTGGAATCATACTAACAATAGTACCAACCAGTCCCATGATGACTGGAATGCCAAATTGAATAGCAAGCAAAACACCACCAGCAACTGCTAGTGTTGATAATATTTTTGGTAGAAATGATTTTATCTGCCTTTTCTTTTCTTCCTTAGACTGTTCAAACCATTTTACTGCTTTTCCAAGAAACCAACCCACAAAGGCAATCGTAAAAAATCTAATGAATGGTCCTGCTATAGAAAAAATGCCACTAAGAACACCTTTCGATCCACTGACTAGAGAATTCTTTAAAGAACCAATGGCACTTCCTACACCATTCAGCAAAGTTTTGCCAAATTTACCTACGGCATTAGCACCCCTACCAAATATTTCTGAGTTTTTTTCTTTTTCTTCTCTTCTTAAATTTTCTGCGTCTTTTCTTTTCTTTCTCTGATCTTCTGCTTGCTGTCTAGTGTTTAATTTATTCTGATCCTGTAATAGTTTATTAATAGATACAAGATTTCTATTAATGGATTCTAGTGATTTTGTTAATGCAATACTATCTTTTGTGGTAATAGAGCGAACACCTCTGGCACGAATGGTCCCTTGACCACCTCCACGCATAAATGATGCTCTATTGATTGCCATTAAGATATACCGTTAGCCTGTTGTTCTCTCAATTTCTCATCTTCAATATGTTGCTTGAGAAGAGTAATGTAAATCTCCCTTTCCCAAGGAATCATATTTTCAAGCTCCGTCAAGCTATATTTATGATGCTGAATCAAGGCAAAGTTTACTTTATAGTATGACTCAAGATTCTCGTGAGCCATACCTAGCTGAAAAAACTTGCCAGTCCCTCAACGACCACATCAGATTCTATACCTGTGTTTGGATTTTTGATGGTAACAGTGTGACTCAATTTAGGCATAGTGGTAAAGAAGTTTTCAATATCCTTAAACTGAGTAGAACCAAGACCTTCTACGAACTCTAACAGTTCCTCGGTTGTATGGTCAGAACCAGCCCAAGATTCTTCCTCATTGTAAACCTGTTCGATACACTTTGCAATCATTTCAAATGATTGGTCAATTTGACCAACATCTTCGGGATCAAAGTTTTCTTTTACAAACTCATCTAAAGATGGATATCTCATCTTCATGAAATACTCATCATTCAGTTTAATCGTGTCAGTATGTCCTGGATCTCTCTGAACCTGAATGTCACTCAAAGCAATCTTGACAGGAACTTGGGTCTCACCGTCATCAGGACAAGTCAGAAGAACATCCACAGTCTCACCGACAGACTTTCCTCTCACATTCAGGAAAAGATATTCAATGTCAAATGTGGATAGTTTCTCAATCTTGATACCTCTAGTGATAATACAGTTAGTAAGAACTTGCTTGATTGCACTAGCAATCTGAGACATATCTTCACTTTCCATGGCAATAATAAGAAGTTTTTCTTCTTTTACCAGAAAGGGTCTATATTTTATTTTTCTATTGGAAGATGGGAGAATCAGTTCGTAAGTGGGTGCGTCGATTTTTGGTAAAGACATAATGTACTCAAGGTCGTGTTTTATTTATTAGGGTGCAGGGGGTTGTTGCGGAGTAGTTCCAGTAGTACCTTCTAAGTTATTATTTCCAGTTGGTTTCTGAAGTCTAACATAATCTCCACCAGGAAGCTCATTCTTAGCAACACTAAATGCTTCTCCTAGTGCTCTAGAATAACTATCAACTTTTCCGAAAACGTATCTATCATAAGCAAAACTAACTTGCACTTCTAAAACTCTAGAAGCATCATAAGAAATTTGAGTCGTTGCAACATTAACGGGGAAAGCATTCATAAAGTTATATTCAATTCTATTATCACGATCTCTATCGTACTTCAATAATCTTATTCTTTCACACTTATACTGATCAGGATACTTCATTCTGTAATAATAGTTTGGAGCATCCTGAGTTAGATTATCATTACTAGATCCACCCGTGATAAACTCTTGCCACAGTTCAAAAAACTTTTGAACCTTGTATTCATAATCAACATAAAAAGTCATTTGAAAATCATCAAATTGTCTCCTATAGACAAACTTTTGAGTAACACCAGGATACTGATCCAGTGCACTATGAGTTTCTAGTCTTGTTCCTGGGACTGAAGTACGACGACAATATTCACCAAGATCTCTACCAACAAAACCAGAATCTACACCTCTTCTGGCAAGATATCTTGATAGGGAAGTAAGTCTGCTTATACCTCTAAACTCTACACTATAGTGAGATGTTTGGGCAACACGACTAAAGTTTGAGATCAAATCATCTGTCGTTTTTGTCCTGATTTTTTCTCTATCGAATGCCACAATAAATACCTCTGGGAATTGCTATCATATTATGTCGTACAGTGGCAGATATAAACCTACCAATATCAAAAAATATAAAGGAGACCATAGTAACATTATTTATCGCAGTTTATGGGAACGTAAGTTCATGGTTTACTGCGATACTAATGAGAATATTTTAGAGTGGGGAAGTGAAGAACTAGTAATTCCCTATAAATCCCCTCTTGATAATAAGTGGCACAGATATTTCCCAGATTTCTTTATCAAGTATCGTGACAGTAAGGGAAACATCAGACGGTCTATCATTGAAATTAAACCTAAAAGGTTTTGTGAGGCACCTAAGGTCCAATCAAGAAAGACCAAAAAGTATCTCTATGAAGTGACTGAATATGCCAAGAACCAGGCAAAATGGGAGGCGGCAAAAGAATATTGTGAGGATCGTCGTTATGAATTCAAAGTTCTAACCGAAGATGATCTAAAGGTATGAATAGGATTCAAACTTATCAAGATAACTTCATCGGTCTTGAAGAGAATGATGACATCATGATGGAACTTCTAGAAATCCTAGATAAAAAGTCTTGGGTTCCTGAAGTCGGTAAATTCTACACTTACGTTTACACACCCAAAACTCCAAACATTGAGTATGATGAGTTCCCTCTGATTGCCTGTATGGAGGTAACACAATGGGGATGGAAAGGTTTAAACTTTCACTGGGGTTTGATGAGAAACTACACCTTTGAAGAAGTTCAAGGTCAACTGTACGAAATCTATGCTGAAGAGTTAGATAGTGCTCGTGCTCTTGGTTATGGCAAATTCAGAATAAATAGGTAAAAAGGTTATGGCAGATCTCACTCGTCAACCAGGTGAAAGTTTAAGAGAGTTCACTCAGAGGAGAGCTCTGACACTTCAACGTGCCCAAAAAAGTGATAATAGTGGTGGTAATGGTAATGGATCTGGAGCTCCACCACCAAAGAGAGATGGTAAATTATACCTAAGATATCCATTAGATTCTATTTTTGACTCTACAGATTACTTTAGATTTTATGTAGTAAAATACGTTCCACCTGGTCTCGGATCTGCAGCTGCTACAGGTCAAATCCTTCAAAATGGTGGAGCTCCACTACAAGCATCTAATAGTGAAATTTCAAATAATGGATATAACAGAAGAGTTATACATGATAGTTCTAAAATAATAATTGATTTACCAATGCCATTGGCTCTAAGTGACAAAACTTCTGTCGGATGGTCTGATGGTCAGATGAATACTGTCACATCTCTTGTTGGATCTTTTGCCCAACAACTGATGGATAGCAAAGGAAGTTTTACTGGAAATATCAAAGATGCGGTTAATGAACTAACATCAAGACTTTCTGCTGCAGGAATGGGGGGCATGGTTCAGATTGCCCAAAATGCTCTTGTTAGTATGATGATCAATATGGTTCCTGGAACAGGGCAATTTACATTTTCTGATTTATTGCAAAGACAAAATGGAATCGTTATTAACCCAAATACAGAGTTCTTATTCAATGCTCCTAAGTTAAGACAATTCAACTTCACTTTTTCTTTTGTTCCTAGAAGTGAAAAAGAGGCACAGACGGTCAAAGACATTATTAGGAACTTTAAAAAACATATGGCACCAAAGAGAACTATAACAAATATTTCTGGAAACGTTGGTGGAGGATTTTTACAAGCTCCCGATATCTTTAAACTAGAATATAGAACTGGCAATAATCCACATCAATTTTTAAACAAGTTTAAGTTTTGTGCTTTGACTAACATGGTTGTCAATTATTCTGGGGGACAGGGATACATGTCCTATGAAGATGGAACTCCAGTATTGACTACTATCACACTAGGGTTCAATGAGTTGACTCCAATTTATGCTGAAGATTATGACACCGATTACGCAAAAGGAGGAGTTGGTTTCTAATGGCATACTTTAGATTTTTACCAGATTTACAATATATTTCACCACTGAACAATAGGCAGTCAAATGACACTTACGTCAGGGTTAAAAATCTGTTTAAGAGAATAGCAATCACTGCTAGTGGAAGTGCAAATCCATACCTCTTTGACAAGTATATTATTGAAGAAGGAGAAAGACCAGATACCGTAGCAACAAAATTCTATGGTAATAGTAGTTTTGATTGGTTAGTTATATTAGGTGCTGGTATTATCAACCAAAGACATGAATGGCCACTTTCTAGTCAAGAACTCTACGAATATTGCTTAAACAAGTATGGTAATGATCTAACTGCTTTCAAACATTATCAAACCACAGAAGTGAAGGACTCTAGTGGTCGTTTGATAATGCCTGCAGGAAAGATTGTTGATGAAAACTTTACCATCCCTAATCCAGACAATCCTCTTTCTACATTGAATCCTGTTGAAGCAGTCACAAACTATGAATATGAATATATGATAAATGATTCCAGAAAAGAGATTAATATTATTAGACCTGAATATAAATTGAAAATCGTATCTGAACTTGGTGGACTGTTCCAGTATAAACCAGACTCTTCTCAATATATCAATGCTTTCTTGAAGAAAACAGACAATACCAGAAAAAAATCCCCCTGATTTCTCAGGGGGATCGGTGATCAGAACTCTGCCAACTTCTGGAAGTAACTCAAAGTATCATCTTCTTCATCACTGCTAGAAGAGGAACTCAGAGCACTCAGTTCGTCCTTGAGATCCTGGGGAACAGGATTAGAACGGGCACCAAAGTCAGGAGTGTAAGAACCACGAGTATCATC